GTGCTGGATCACCGTGGCCAGCAGGTCCGCGCGCACCAGCTCGGCGAAGTCGCCATACAGCCAGGTCTTGGCCTCCTCGGTCGTGAACTCGTCCACCACCTGCAGGGTGACCGTTGGCTTGACCGGGCGCACCACGCCCAGCAGCCGGTCGTTGCCGCGCACGTCCAGCGCACGCGGCGCCGCGCTGCCGTCGTTGGTGGTCTGGTAGGTGCGCTCGGTGGCCTCGTCGTTGATCTGGCCCTTGACGAGGGACAGTTCCTGCGCCCAGGAGCGGATGGGCGCGGCCGGGTTCTGCACCACGGCTCCGCTGGCATCTCGCGCGAAGCGGTGCAGCGTGCGGGTGCCGGCCAGGCATGCCGAGTGGTGCCGGTCGGTGGCCAGCGGCCAGAACTCGGAGCTTGGCAGGAAGAGATTGAAGTGCTCCCGGGCGAAGTTCGCGCCCAGCGCGCGATCAGACATGCTGGGCGCCTCGCCCGGGAATGCGGACAGCTTGTAGGTGGTCATGCCCGCTACCCTGGCAGGCTTGGCACCGGCGCCCTAAACGGCCAGGGCCGGCACCTGGCCCGCCAGGATCTGCGCCGCGCGCTCCTCGCTGTCCAGCAGGCCGTAAGCGCCCATCATGTTGATGAAGGTGACGGTGCGGGTGTCGCTCAAATCCACGCTGGTGCTGTCGCGGTAGGTGGCAATCCCCGTGCGCACGTCAGCGCGCTGGTCGATGGAAAGATCCTTGATCTTGGGATTGAAGGTCGCGAACTCCTGCACGTCGAAGTTGTCCAGGATGCGCTGCTCGCTCAAGGTCAGCAAGGTGCGAAACTGACCTGGCGTCAGTTCCGGTTGTGGATGCGGGACGTTGAAAAAATCAGACTGATTCATCATGCCACCCTCAAAAACATGGAGGTATCGGTTGAAGGCTTGTTTGGGTAGGGCAGCCCGACATAAGAGACAGCACGAAAAACGTCCCGCGAACCGCCATGCGAATAAACAATAACCAAATCTCTATTCACTTTGACTCCCGCTCCCAGATATGATGTTCCAGGCGAAAATGCGGCAACTTCAATTTTCCCGCCCATAGGACGTTGCGTAAAATAACAATTGGAGGCAACTCCAGCGCCCGATTTTCCGTAGGCATCAAGGCAATAATTTCGGTTGGGTTTCAGCATTGCGCCCCAACTACCCCAAGAAACGACTTCGCCCACGGGGCCAGTAGGATAGTAGCCCTCCCCTGGGGTGCTCGATGTTGCTGGGATCCATGAAGTAACCAGCTTCATATCGGCATCATACAGGCGAACGTCCATGCTGTAGGAATAAGTCCCACCAACATAATAAACGTTATTACCATAGACCAACCACAATTGCTGCTGTTCATCCCATGCCATGGTCATTGCCGGATGCACACAAATCACGTAAGGCTGCGAAAATGCACCCAGATTTGTATCAAACTGATAGACGTAGGTGTAGGTGGTGTTTCCATTTGCATAGGAGCCTACGCCAGCCATGTTAAAAACAACAAAAAGACTTCTACCATTTCCGGCAACTCCACACAGCGAATAGCTCGCGCTATTGGCACCGGTTGCCGGCAAGCTGACAGCAGTCAGTGTGGTTCCTGTAGAACTGAGGCGGTAAAGATGGTTATTATTGGCTGCTGCCATATTAAGCGACAGGTTCAAACGTGAAACCCAGAATTCTCCATTGACATAGTCGAGTCTGCAGGAATACGTCGTACCGCCCGGGAGGGCCGCTTGTGCGGGAGTGAGTGTTCCAGCCCATGATGTAAAATTGTCCGTGGAACGGATAATTGTCCCATCTCGCGCCATTGCAAGCCATACACCATTGCCATCTGTAGCAACAGACCAAGAATATCCGGAAGCACTGGCAAGCTTTCCGCGCGAGATCCAGTTGTCTCCCGCATCTGTGGAAACAAATACGGTACTGTCGTAAGCCACTGCAACCACCGTATTTTTCCCGTCGGTTGCCATGTCACTTATGGGAGCGTTCGGGGGCTGGCTGGATTTTGCCGCCATATGCCCGACAGGTTTAAGGTAGTCCGGAATTTTGGGAAATATCGCAGACCTAGCTAGCGTCCCAGCGCGCAAATAAGTTTTGCCCTGTGCCCTTTGTATCCCATAGGGATCTGACACGTCGGGTAAAAGGTTGACGCTGCCAATGGGTGGCAGGCTATTGACTCCCAGCAAATCGCTCAAACTCTGATTCATTATTCCATCTCCCATCGGCCAATCTGCACACAACGAAAACTCAACTCACCGGGCAAATTAAAATCGGCATCCAGGCCGACATTCATCCCCATCAGCAAATCGGCGCCTTGCGGATTGATCGTCAATGTGTTGGTTCCAAAACTCTTGCCGTGGTCCCGCACCCCGAAACGCAGGTCCACGGCCGAGGCCGCAGGCGCAAGCAGCGTCACCGGGCCTGCCGCCGTGTTGACGCGCGTGACCTGGCCCACAGGCAAGGTCGCGCCGTTGTTCGCGGACGTGAGCACGGCGGTATTCGAGGACAGGCCCGCGCCATCGGCAGCCGGCCCCAGGCGCCGCCACTTGCCACCGCTGCCGTCCTCGAACCAGGCGTACTCGATCCAGGCGCGGCTGTCCGAGGTGTTGACCCAGGTGTCACCCGGCGAACCACCGGCCGGCTCCGCGCTGGAGAAGGTCCGCAGCTTGAGCCGGCCATCGAGCGCGCCCTGCAGGCCCGCCACCGTGCTGATGGCCTGCGTGCCTGTGTGCGTGCTGCGGTCGCGTAGCTGGGCGTCCGTGGCGTTCTTGGTGGCCTGCGCGGCCACGCCTTCCAGCTTGGCTTTCTCTGCGCTGGTGAAGTCCTCAGTGGACAGGCCCTTGCCCGCCACCTTGTCCACCTTGTTGGCCAGGGCCGCCTGCTGCGCGGTACTCACGGGCTTGTCCGCGTCGGCCGTGTTGTCCACGTTGGGCAGGCCCACCATGGCCTTGCTGATGCCCGACACTGTGCCCGTGAACGTGGGGTTCTCCTTGGGCGCACGCGCATCGAGGGCGGCCTGCAGGCCCGTGATGGTGCTGATCGCCTGGGCGCCGGTATGCGTGGTCCGGTCGCGCAGCTGCGCGTCCGTGGCGTTCTTGGTGGCCTGGGCGGCGATGCCCTCCAGCTTGGCCTTCTCGGCGTTGGTGAAGTCATTGGCGCTCAGGCCCTTGCCGTCTTCCCGGTCCACCTTCACGCCCATGCCGCCTGCGGTCAGGCGCAGCTCCAGCAGGTCGCCAGCCACGTAGGAGCGCGGCGCCGTGCCTTCCTGGCCACGCAAGACCGTGAGCCGGCATTCACCGATGACCGAGTTGTCCACGGCCGTGATGTGCAGGACCTCGTAGTCCGACTCCAGCGAACCGCTGCGCTTGTAGGCTGTCAGCACATACCAGGAGCCCGGCTCGGGGTTGCGCAGCAGGCCGGCCGCGCCATCGGACACGCGCAGCACGCCATAGTCCAGCTCGGTGGCCGGGGCGCCTGTCTGCGGCGCCGCGCGCACGTCAGCAATGAACTGCGTCTGGAAGTTGTTGAGGAACAGCTGCGGCATTTCTATTTTTCCTTGATGGGCACGATCAGCTCCACCTCCTTGGTGCGGCCGTCGTTGGTCGTGGCGGCCACGCTGATCTGGTACTTCTGGCCATCGGCGCCGCCCGCGTAGACCCAGACCTTCACGCGCTGGCCCACGAAGGCATAGGACGGCGGCATGGTCATGGCCGGACGCACTTTGAGCTCGACGGAAACAATCTCGTCGCCTGGCGGAAACCAGTCGGCGAACTCGATGTCGTAGTCCTGCGTGTCTGCAGGCTGCATGGGGGATGCACGGAACATGCTCTGCCCTTGGTCGGTAACGTAGAAGGTGGTCATTCCTGCGGGCACGAGGAAGGTTCGGGATTCGGGCGCTGCCTCATCGAAGGGCAGGCGCCTGTGCACGGCCGGGTCGATGTCGATGAAGGCCACGCCCTGGGCCGCGAGCGGCGCGCGCACCAGGCGGTGCGGATCGACGGCGCCGCGCGCCAGGCCCTGGGCCAGCACGGCCAGCCGCGCCTCGACGCGGCCCTGGGTCACGACGAAGGCCTGGCCCTTGCCGTCCACGGGCGAGCGCAGCCAGCGGCGCACGTAGATCTGCCCATCCGCCTTGCCGCGCGCCGCCGGCGCCGACTGGACAGGGCCGCGACGCAGCAGGTGCGTCTTGGGTGCGAACTGTGCCTGTGTGACGGCCGCCACGGGACTGCGTGCCAGCACAAGGGCGTTGACAGTAGCCCGGGCCGTGGCCTTGGCCACCACGCGCCCGTAGACCGGCGGCAGCGTGACCTTGAGGACCGCGCGGCCGGTGGCGGCCAGCAGGCTGCGGACGTGAATCCGGCTCAGCACGCCCTCCACAGCCGCCCGCGCCACGGAGTCCGCCGAGAGCTTGGCGTGCACACGGCCCAGCGGGCCTGTCAGCGCAGCAGCGGGGGCCGAGTTCACCACGGCATAGGCGAGCACGCGCCCGCCCACGCGGACGCGGGCATATCCCTTGGCGTCCACGCGGATGCGCACCACGGGATCGGCTGACCGGCCGTTGAGCGCGAACCCGTTGAGAGGGCCCCGGTTCATGGCTTACAGCAGCTGCAGCGTGAAGTCGCCCGTCAGCGCCTGGCTGTCCACCACGAACACGTCGTTGATCTGCAGCGTGCGCGGCGACGGAAGCGGCTCGGAATACATGAGCGTGGCCGTGCCATCGGTGGCCGAGTCACCTTCCATGATCCCGATGTGCGTGACCGTGACCTGGGCGCCCGTGACGGGCGGAAACTCCGCACGCACGGCGTTGTATGTGGCGCCGTTGTTGGGCGCGGCAAAGGCGCCCGTAGCCACGCGCTGGTACCACGGTGCTGCCACCTCGGTGCCGGCGGTGAAGGCGTCGGTAGGGTCGGCCGTGAACAGGGCGAAGTAGGCGTTGCGGATGGCCGGGAAGGCCTGCTTGCGCAGCGTGGCGCTGATGATCGCGTTGGCGAGGGATGTGCTGAAACCAGCCATGACGGCTCCTATGGCTTCGAGCACTCCAGCGCCCCGATTGAAGATGCCCGCCAGGATGGCAGGCTTGGTTCACTTCTGGGCCACGGCCGTGGTGGCCGCAGCCTGGGCCTGAATGCCCAGCGCCTCGTTGTAGAGAGCACGGTGCGCCGCCGCGATGGTCGCGTTGCCGCCGAACTCGGCGTCGATGGACCAAGCACGGAACAGCACGAAGTGCCGCAGCGCGTCCATCCAGCGCTCGGGCACGCTGGGCTTCCCGTTCTCGTCGGCCAGGTCCACGGCCGCGACACCCACCATGGCGCGCACCTTGGTGCCGGCGGCCACGGGCGGATAGACCAGGAATTCCTGCGGCGTGCCCAGGTCGTGCATGTAGTGCTGCACCTCTCGGCCCGGCGAGCCTGAGCGCCAGGCGCCGGCCACGGCGTCCAGCACCCACAGGTCAGTCTTGGTGATTCGCCGCTGCGTGGCGTTGGCGTTGTTCGTGATGTCGATCAGCGTGAGCACGTCGGCCGGCAGCTCCTGCCGCCACCCGGCGGCCAGCACCAGGTCGCGCGGCTGGGCCATCTGGTCCGGCCGCTGCTCGGCAAAGGCGCGCTGGGCGGCGTTGAACCAGTCCAGCAGATCCGCACGGGTCCAGCGGATGTGCCCCTTGTCCTGCAGGTCGCGCGCTGCATCGTCCAGCAGCTGGGCCACGGTCAAAGCCATGATGCCCTCCCCCGCGAGCCGCGGCTGGTGTTGGAGCGCCACACGTCGGCTGTGGCGTCATCCATGGCGCGCAGGAAGAACGCCAGGGCCACGCCGGCCTGGTCGGGCTTGTAGTAGTCCGTGCCCTCGGTAGCCAGCAGCTCGGCCTTGGCGCCCTCGCGGATCGCCTCATGATAGAGCGAGGCCACCTCATCGGGCACGCTGTTGCCGCGCAGGGACGGCATCAGCGAAGCATAGACCTGCAGCCGGCCCGCGCTGCCCGTGCGCACAGTGAATTCGCGCAGGTTGGTCGTGACCAGGTAGAGCTTGCCGCGCAGCTCGTGCTGCCAGGGATCGGCAGGCAGGTCGCGCGCCTTCGCCACCGCCAGCGGGCGCCCGGCCAGCGTGGCCCGCTCCAGGCGCAGCAGCTCCGCGCCCTGGGGCAGCTCGAAGGTGTATTCGGCGAAGGCCTCGCCGGTCACGTCCGTGGGCTCCAGCCATTCCTGCCAGGCGCGCGTGGCCTTGAGGAAGGTGCGCGCGGCGCGGTTCAGCGCCATATGGATGAGCGGGACCGGCGCCTTGGGGGCGGCCAGGACCAGCTCAGGCATCCAGTTCTCCCAGCTGGCCATGGTGCGATCAGCCGGTCACGTTGGAAGCGCGCGAGGCCTTGCGCACGCGGCCGGTGGGGGCCGAGTCGGATTCCTGGGGCATACCGGTGCCGCCGTCCAGGTCGTCATCATCGCCAGAGCCCATGCCTGGCGAGAAGGTGCCGCGCGAGGACGGGGCCTTGCCGTCCAGGGTCGCGCGGCGGGCTTCGCGCTCGGCGGCCAGGCGCTGGAATTTCTGCTCGGCCTCGAACTCCTCCTCGGTCTGGAAGTTGCCGGCGCGCAGATGCTCGGCATGGGCCTCGTTCTCGACGTCGCAGGCCAGCGGCTTGCCCTCGAAAACATAGATGGCGCCCTTGATGCGCACGATCAGGGTTCCGTCCTTGCGTGCGGGCAGCGAAGTGAACAGCTTCATGGTGATGGTTCTCCGGGGTTCAAAAAGCCCCGGCGGCCGATGCCACCGGGGAAAGCCCCTTGCGGGGGCGCACACATGAGCGCGCTGTCAGGCGTTCGTGTAGATCAGGTCCAGCGTGAACAGGCCGGCAGCCGTGCCTGCGCCCGAAACCTTGAGGATGATGCGTCGGTCTTCATCCTTGGTTGCGAGTTTGGCGAAGGCCGCTGGCACGAGGTGCGCGTAACCACCGGCTGCACCCACATCGTTGTCCGTCACCCAGGCGCCGCCGCCGTCGTCGGCCGCTGTGCTGATGTCGCCAGCCGCATCCGCCAGGCCAATGGAGGCCTTGAAGCCCGCGCCCAGGGCAGCAGGCACGCGGATGTACAGCGACACGGGCAGCATGCCGGCGGGCAGGATGCCGATGACGCCACGGGTACCCACTGCGTGGTCTGCCACTGCCAGGGGCTGGCCGAAGCGCGAGCGCACCAGCTCGGAGCCGCCGGGGGTGATGGGGGCCTGATGGCCTGCGGCCACGGCACTGAGTTGCTTGAAAGCCATGAATGACTCCTTTCGTTCGGTGGGGATCAGCGCGAAGCAGCGGCCGTGTCGATGCCGTAGACGCCGTGGTCCTGCTTCTCGCCCTCGATCTCGAAGACCGACTTCTTGACGCCGAAGATGGACGACGTGGTGATCACGACCTGGTTGCCGTTGTCGCGGGTTTCCTCATGCCAGCCGTAGCGCATGCCCGTGCCCGGCGAGCCGAACGCCATCACGCCGGCCTGCGCACCCATGAACAGCGCGCGCGCCGTTTCCAGGTCGCCCGTGGCACCG